AATCGATGGGGCTTAATCCCGAGTCTACCCGGCTCGGCTCCCACCGCGCCCCTGGGAGAAAGTGTCGAGCTTCTTAAGCTCGCACAAGTCGCTCGTAAGGGCCGGCCCAATCGCGTTGACTACATGAAAGACCAACGCAACCACGGTGCGTGTACCGGTTTCGGCACGGAGCGCGTCGTGCGTATGGCCTTGAAACAGAACGGCAAGCCTGACATCGACTTGTCACCGCTTTTCGCCTACTTCAACAACCGCATGGAGTCGGGCCTGCCTACGACGCAAGACACAGGCGCAACAATCGCCGGCAGCATCGCCGCAGCAAAGAAGTATGGACTCTGCCGAGAGCCCTACTGGACCTATACGAACGCTGACGGCTATCTCTTCGTGAAGCCTGAGTGGTACGCGTACGAGGACGGCCTGTTGCATCAAGTCCTCGACTCGTACCCGGTGCCAAACAACCCCGATGCTATCAGACAAGCGCTCGCGTCTGGCTACGGCGTTACGCTCGGCAGCACCGTCTTTTACCAGGCGTTCGAGTACGCGCCGAACGGCGACGTTACGATGCCGCAGAGCAACGACAGCGTAGCAGGCGCGCATAACTACGTGCTCGACGGCTGGGACGATGATGCCGCCTCGGGTATGTATGACTTTGGCAATAGCTGGGGGCCGCGCTGGGGTAACGGCGGCTTCGGTCGAGTGCCCTACGATTACATCTCGCGCTTCGCGTTCGACCTGCACGCTGTCAAGCTTGTTGAGTCGCCCGAAGATGCGGCGCATATTGTGACTGTCAGCAAGACTGACGGCACACAGTCTCGCATCGACAACGCCAAAGCCGTTACGGTCGACAACCGGCAGGTGTGGCCATGATAGCGCCTGACCTGGAGCGCCTCTCCTCAAACCACAACGGCGCGATGCCCGCCGGCGTAAAGACTGTTATCATTCATTCGACGCGCTCCGGCAAGGCGATGAACCCGACAGAGTTCGAGGGCACGCTTAACTACATGAGCACGCCCGGCACGACGTCCTCTAACTGGGTCATCTCGCGCGAGGGCGTCGCTGCTCGTGTCGTGCCGGACGACTTGCAAGCATGGCACGCCGGCGTTGACAACGACAATTCATGGGGGATCGAGCTTGAGCAAGGCGTGGAGGCTGACGGCTTCACAGAGCCGCAACTTCAAAAGCTCGTAGCTGTCTGTCGTGGCTACCGCGATGACTTCGGCGTGCCTGTACGACGCATCTTCGACTCGACTAGCGGCGGCTTCGTGGGCCATCAAGACACGCGACAGGGCCAGAGCTACGGGAAGTCAGACCCGGGCTTCCTGTTCCCCTGGGATTGGTTCGTTAAACAGCTACAGCCCGGCCAGATTGTCGCGCCTATCGGCGTCGGCATTCACTTTCGCAGCGGTAAGGACCGTGAGATATGGAACGCTGAGACTGACCCCGGAGAAGTGCCTGACGGGGTCGGCCTGCGCTGGCCCGATGGCACAGTCACGACTATCTGGACCCCTTAGAAGGAGGCCGAGATGCTAACGAAAATCTGGGACAACCATTGGGCGCGTGAGGCGATTCTTTTCGTCGTCTCTGCGCTCGCTACACAGTTTGCCTTTAGCGCTGCTGACTTGCTCAGCGTGCTACAGACAGCACACGACTGGAAAGAGCTATGGGCCGACTCTACCGCGTGGCTCAACGCGTTCCTGTTCGCATTCGTGATTACGCTTATCAAGCAAGTGGTCGCCGCTGCGCTGGCGTGGCGCGCGAATCGCACTCTGGCCGGCCCGAAGAGCACTTAGGAAGTTTCTTCCAAAAAAGTTGCGCAACCCCCTTGCCTTTGCTGGCGAGGGGGTTTATCTTTGTCCTATCAACTGAGGAGGAACTTCAAATGATTCTCAGCACTCGACGTAGCAGCAACGACAGCCTAATCACAGTCGAGGACCACGATGGCCAGTACATCGTCCGTGTGAATGGCAAGAAAGCGCTGACGACGCCTGACTTCCACCGCGCTGACAACGCCGCGTTTCGCTGGCAGTACGTTCGATAGCTCAGCAAGAACCTGAGGAGGAACTGCCCGATGATTCTCACCGACGCTCAGCAAGCCGAAATCGCCACCGCTGCTAATGCAATGGCTGAGGCAGTAGCCGAAGACGCTCTAGCCGGCCTCGTCGGTAAGTGGGATGGCAAAACACTCAAGAGCCTTGGCGACGCTGTTGACATTAATTCCTACATCGAGGAGGCGTTTGTTGACTGGCTCGACGCGTACGGCTTAGAAACTGCTATTTCGATGACGAACATCGCTTTCGCAGCCGTCGAGGCATCCTGGCAATGACTCGCGCATACGGCCACGAATGCTTCCGTCGAAACGTGTGCTTTAGCTGCCAGGGCCGTCTGCGTGCTCGCCGTAGTGACTCACACGCTGAGATAATGTATGATGACGGGCGACGCGCTTTCGCTGCGCCTGTCTGCACTCTCTGTAAGATTACGCATGTGGAGACGACGATGGCGCCGCGCAAACTGCCAGACTTCGAGGACCGAGTGGAGGCGCTCGTGGCGCACGGAGCAACCGACGGTTACGCTGTCGCTCAGTGGCACAAAGTCACTATGGAAGACGGTGAGATTCGCGAGCGCATTTACACTGTCCTGCTCAACGGCAAGATAATGACGCGCATTGATACATGCGACGAACGCCGAAGTTTCCAGTCGTTCAAGGGCACCGGCTGGCACGAGTGGCCACGTCCATTTAAGGCGCGCAATATCGTGCATTTCTTGGAGAAGTGCGCTGACGCTCTAGAGAGCAAGGGATTCGAGAGGCAGTTTTGATGCTAACAGGCGCATGGAGCAACTTCGTTTGGTACTGTTTCAGGCGATGGGCTTACAACAAGCTCTTCGGCCGCAAGAGGAGGGACTAATTGAACGGCTCAACACTGCACTATCTCGCGGGCGTCGCTGACCTCGTCAAACTTGACATCGAGGCAGCGGCGCTCTCTTTGCGTGCTGAGGATGGGCGCATCTCGGCATCGTACACTGCCAACTATGCTGGCGGTAAGCGCATCGCAGAGTATCAAGGCGATACGTTCTTACTCAGCGTCTCAGCCGGCCGCTTCAAGACTCTTGTAAGCATGTTCGACGCGGACGACGAGGTACAGTGCGCCGTTGTCGGCACAGAGGGCGACCCTGGGCTTCGTTTGCGCTCCAAGCGCATGACGACCACGCTTCGCATCTGGGGTCAGGCGGCGGGCGAGCCGGTCGCTATCAAACGTCGAGATGCTGAGTTCGCTTTTCGTATGCCCGTAGGCGAGCTTATCAGCGAGCTTGAGATAGCGAGCGCGTTTATCGCTGAGACTGCCGCGCACGGTGCGCTTATGCAAGGCATCAAGTTCGACCTTGATAACGGCCGGCTGCGCTTGCTCGCGTCTGACCGTGTCTCTGTGCTCTACGAGAGCGCTATACGCGTCTCTGGCGAGGGGCAAGGCTCAGTAGTGCTCCCAGCACAAGACGCGCTTCTAGGCGCTCGCCTTGTCGCGGAGGGGGACGTCATCATTGCTAAGGGTCGGGACTCTGATATCGTCTCGTTTCAAGGCGGCAATGCTCTCTTTCGCTCAGCGACATTTGCGGGCGAGTGGCCGGATATGTCGAGAGTCACGCAGAAACGCAAGGCTGCGAGCACGCTAACAATCGAGTCGGCCGCACTGCGCAACATCGTTGACGGCTCGAAAGCGCTCGACACCGGCCCAGACGTTGACGTGAACCAAGGCCGTAATGGCAGGGGCGCTGTTCTCAGCATCGCGGGCGAGTCGGGCTCTTTCGCTGTCGCTGTCGAAGGCACACTTCAAACGCCCCGACTGCGCTACGATAGAGCAGCGCTCTCGCGCGTCGTCAAGATGGGCTCGGTCCTGACGTTCAACGCAACCGAAAAGAACTTCGAGCCGACGCTAATAACCAGCGAGCATCGCCGCTGCTGGGTGATGACGAGGATTTAACATGGACAACCCAGAACTCTACGAAGTGTCTGAGAAGATACTCGCTTTACAGCATGACTTAGCGCTGGTTACCGATGCATGGAAAGCGCACCATAACATACCCAGAACCCATTGGGGTTGGAACGGCAATCACGACGACCTAAAACGCTTGAAAGAGCGCATAGAAGCTGACATACAAAGTTGGCAGGTTGTCGAGGCGCATCTTAACGGCATAGAGGCCGTGAACCGGTTGTTTCGATGATTCTCTTTGCGCGTTACTGCACAGTCTGCCGTCGGACGACTAGCTGGGCGCGAGGCATTGTCTACGAGAATTGCCTTCGCTGCGGCTACAAGGAGAAAATGACGTGACTTACCCATTTGTTATCGAGCGTTACGGTGTCGTTAATGTTGTGCGGGACGACACCGTACCCGGTGGCACGAAACAACGCGTCCTCGAGCGCTGGCTGCCGGAGATGGGGCCGGGTGAGTACGTCTATGCTTCGCCGGCAGAGGGTTACGCTCAGATAGCGCTCGCGCTCGCGTGTCGCGCCCTGGGTCCCGATTACAAAGCGCATATCTTCGTAGCGAAGCGCAAAGTAATGCACGATAGGACACGTCTAGCGCAGCGTGCGGGCGCAATAATCACAGAGGTGGAGCGCGTCGCATCATTCTGGACTGTCGCAGCGCGAGCTAAAGCGTACGCAGAACGCAACAGACCTTGGCCGCTTAAGGGCAGCTTAGAACCGCGCTTGCTGCCGTTCGGCCTCGACGCAGTGCGCTTTCGTAATCTCTTGATTCAAGAGGTGCGCGAGGCTATTGGCCCTAGGGGACGTCGACCTCTACATCCAAAGCAAGTGTTCTGCGCTGTCGGTAGCGGCACTCTTATTCGCTGTCTCCAAGACGTGTGGCCCGACGCTGAGTTTCACGCGATACAAGTCGGCCACAAAGCTGATATCGGGGACGCTCAGCGGCACATAGCGCCCGAGCCGTTCTCAAAGCGTGCTGAGATTATGCCTCCGTTCCCATCGTGCGACACTTACGACGCTAAGGCTTGGTGCTTTGTTAACTACTTCGCAAAGCCCGGCGCGCTCTTCTGGAACGTCGCTGCCGATTCTGAGGAACTTTTTTCAAAATATCTCTCGGAAGGGGTTGACCTCGACTCCTCAGATAGGATACAGTCATCCCAACGAACGGGGCGACTCCCCCGCAAGCAAGAGAATCAAAGGAGAACAACAATGACGACCGCTACTGCCAAGTACCTCAAGCACGAAGTCAAGGTGGACTTCAAGAACCTTGACGCCATCACCATCAAGTCCTGGACCGGCCCGGAGGGCGCCAGCATCCCCCAGAAGGCCGCATCGAAGCTCGTCGGCAAGACGTTCGACAGCGCCGGCAAGGCCGGCCGCGCGGCCATCGAAGCCGTTAACGCGTTCGAGAAGCGCCCCGAACTGCCGGCAGACCGCCGCATGGTGTTCTACGAGGCGGGCGCGAAACAGCCCATCAACGCGAAGAACGTCGGCAACATCGGCGCCAAGGTTCGCACCTCGAAGCCCGCGAAGGACGAAGAGCCGGCCGCGAAGACGCGCAAGGGCGCTGCCGTCGAGGACAAGAGCAAGAAGTCCGTCAACGAGGACAAAGCGAAGGCTCAGCGCGCCAGCCGTAAGGCCGGCCCGGTGACGACGCGGAAGTCCAAGGAGGCCGCGGCCGCGAAGGCCGCGCCGAAAAACACCCGCTCCCGCACCGCCGCCGTCGAGAACGACGACAGCGACGACAGCGAGGAGCTTGACTTCGAGGATTAGTTGCGCGAAGTGCGCCGGGACTCTCTACGTCGAAGTCCTGGACAGGGAGGTTAAATGTCTTAACTGCGGCTTCGTCGCCGCACGAATCGCTTAGCAGCCTTAGAGCCGTCAGCACCCTCCTCGCTGGCGGCTCTTTGGTGTTCGAGGAGAACTCGTGAAGCTCTACCCTTATCAACGCGAGGCAGTGCGCTTCATAGAACAGCGTGACTACAAAGCCGGCCTGTTTGCTGAGATGGGTACAGGCAAGACTCCTATCTCGCTCTCAGTTATCGCCCGTTCGCGAGCTAAGCGCGTGCTCGTTGTTTGCTCGCTCAGTGCTACGAACGTCTGGCGCAACGAGATACGCAAGATAGGCGCGCCATGGGACGTGCTGACGCTCAACAGCGGCTCGCTCGAAAAGAGGGCCGAGCGCTTGATACGGGTTAAGCGTGACGACTCGCGCGTCCGTATTGTCATCGTTAACTATGACATTTTCTGGCGCCATCCTGACGAATACAAAGTAATCAAAGGTAAGTCAAAACACTTTCCTGTGAGAGGGCTTCGCAAAGCTATCCTTAAGTTCGACCCTGAGTTTATCGTTGCTGACGAGGCGCACCACCTTGCGCACCACACGACGAAGCAATCCAAGTTTGCGCACACGCTCGCGGAGAAAGCGTGGGGCCGCATTGCCCCGACTGGCACGCCTATCGAGCGCATCGAAGACTTGTTTTCTCTCTACCGCTTCATAGACCCGCAAGTCTTCGGCACGAGCTACAGCGACTTTGAGCGACGCTACATCATCCGCGGTGGGTACGGTGGCTATCAGATTGTCGGCTATCGCAACAAGCACGAGATAGAACGCAAGATAGCGAAGACAGCCTACCAAGTGAACATTGACGACGTGCTCAACCTGCCTGAGCCGTTCCCGCCGCAAGTCGTGCCCATCGACCTCGAAGCCCCTGGGCGACGCGCGTATAACATGATGCGCAAAGAAGCGCTCGTAGAGCTTGAGATGCCTGGCCGAGACGGTCAGCCGCTTCGAGGAAGAGCGCTCACGTCGATTGTCTTGACTGCCCTTACTCGACTACAGCAAATAGCAGGCGGCGCGCTTCCTGTGACTGTAGAGAGCACCAGCGACGGTCCTGACGAAGTGCGCATTGCGCATCTAGGCGATGAAAAGCTTAACGCTGCTGTCGAGCTAACACAGATAGCGCTTAGCGAGAATCGAAGCGTTGTTATCTTCGCCAGGTTTATTGACGAGGTGCGCAGACTTCAAGGCGCTTTCCCGCACCACTTCGCAGACAACGATGGCATCTGTTTCTTCTGCCATAAGAAGCAAGCTGCCCGCGGTCATCTTCCACCGTTTAAGGAGAGTTTTGTCGGTCGCATATCTGGCAACGTAGCGCCTAACAAAAGACAGGCGATAATCGACGCACTAAACAGAGGCGATAAGAAAGTCCTTATAGTGCAGATACAAAGTGGCAACGAAGCCATCGACTTAACGGCGGCTTCCGTTGCAATTTTCTACTCCACCGGTTATAGTCTACGAGAGTTTACGCAAGCGCGTGCTCGTCTTTATCGACACGGACAGAAGCGTCGAATCAACGAGTATTTCCTCCAGGTAGTTGACTCGATAGACGAGGACATCCTGGAGGACTTAATGAGCAAGCGAGACGTGGCGCGAAGTGTGACACGGTTAAACTACGCCAGAGAGCTAATCTCAGGTCGTAAGAAGCGGAGGAGAAAGTGAACCCTACACCAGAACAGCAAGCCGAGGCTGCGAAAGCTGCCATAAATACATTCCTCAAACTAGCACCGCCTACGGGCATGGTTGCTATCGACACAATGGCAGAAACCGCGGCAGGATTCACGGCCCTACTAGCCGGCCTTATCCACTTGACGGATATTAACGGCCTAGATTGGGCGGAAATGACGGAAGTAGGGTACGAGCTTTACGATGCCGGATCGCACGTCACCCAGTAATGTGGATTCACGTGCCCTCCGAGTGCTTAGTGTATGCGCCGGAGGAGGCGGGCTCGACGCCGGCCTTAAACTCGCTGTCCCGACTGCTAGAACGGTCTGCTACTTGGAGAACGAAATCACGGAGGCAGGCGTCCTGGTTAAGGGTATTGCGAATGCATACCTGGACGACGCGCCTATCTGGACTGACCTTAAGACCTTCGACTATGCGCCGTGGCGCGGCCTCGTGGATTGCGTCATTGGAGGCTACCCGTGCCAGCCGTTCTCTCAAGCTGGATTACGTCGCGGAGTCGCTGACGAGCGCCACCTATGGCCTTACATCGCTAGAATCATCCGCGAGCTTGCTCCCTATATATGCTTCTTTGAGAACGTGGAAGGACATCTTACAAACGGGTATTACAACGTCGTCAAGCCGCACCTCGAAGGCCTGGGTTATCGCGTTACAGAAGGACTGTTTACGGCGGCAGAAGTTGGCGCTCCACAACAGCGAAAACGGCTCTACATTCTCGCGATTAAACTGGCCGACTCCCGAGACAAAGCCAGGCCGGCCGAACGCAATGGCAAACGTGAGAAATCGGGAGAAGAATCTCGAAGCGCAAGCCGCAGCAACAGCATCGAGGCTATGGCCGACCCCTCGCGCGGGCTCCGAGGGGCAGGACTTCCGCGAGCAAAAGAAAATGCGCAAGTCGGGCGGCGAGTCGCTGGGCAACGCCGTGAATCGATGGGCGACTCCAACATCACGCGACGGCAAAGACGGTTTCGCGTGGGAGACGGCGGATACGAACTACCTACTTGGCCGCCAGGTCCCACAAGCGCTCCTAGCGAATGGTATGATTACCTCAAAAGAGGTGGCACTTTCCCCGTCATTCGTAGAGGCGCTGATGGGCTGGCCTATAGGACTGACAGATTACACGTCCTTGGAAATGGAGTCATACCAGACGTGGCAGCTAAGGCATTCGTCTACTTGGCAGGAGAACTACTAAGAAATGCCTAAACTTAAAGACCGTGAGGAGAAACCGCTCTTCGCCGCTGAAACTGTGCTCAAGTATGAGCGCCCCGACCGCGCTTATATTGCTAACGTTCTACGCCGTGTGCTTAAAGGCATCACCGCAGACGAGCTAGCGAAGTGGCTGACGACGCCAGCGCGAGATGCTTTCGAGTATCTACAGCTTATGCAGAACGGCCACACATGCCAGCGTATGAGTCTGCGCTACAACCCGCACCGCCTTGCAACGCGAGCGAACACGGCGAAGACTGTCATCGAAGCCCTGGGTGAAGACAATTTCTATTCCGGCCTCGCTCGCGTCTGGCTTGCTGATATGTATAATAACGCCCTCCCTGACGTGCTATACAACATGCTCCAGGCCGGCGTAAACGGGCTTCAATATGTCAATGAGTTCCCGCCGCATGTTGCGCGTGACATCTATCGCCACTACGGCATCGATAGGCGCTCGCGTATACTCGACCCTTGCGCCGGCTGGGGTGGGCGCATGATAGGCGCATCTGTCGTCTCGAATCACTACACCGGCTTTGAGCCTGCGTTCCAAACGTTTGTAGGCCTTGAGTATCTAGCTCGTGATTTGAACGAGTGGACCGGCAGCTTCGAGGCGCATGTGTATTGCAAGCCTTTCGAGGACGCTAATCTACGGCCTAACCACTTCGATATCGCGCTGACTTCGCCGCCGTATTATGACACAGAGAAATACAGCGAGGACGATGGTCAGTCCTACATCCGTTACAAGACGTTTGACAAGTGGGTAATCGGCTTCTACCTGCCGTTTATTGACAAGACTATGGCAGCGCTCAAGCCCGGCGCGCCTTTCATACTCAACATCGGGGACCGTAAGTACCCGCTGCCTAGTGTTATGCGCGAGCACTGCGCTAAGATAGGCGTTAAAGTCGAGCGAATGCCGATGCGTCTATCTAACGGCGGCGGGCTGCGCAACAAAGAAAAAGGCGAAGGCGAAGTTTTCTTCGTGCTAACTAAGGAGAACTAGACGTGCCTCGTAACACTGCCTGCGAGCGCTGCCGCTTGCACCTGACAACCTCGAACGTTTGCATCTGGGGTAATGGCCCTAAACGTGCAGACATCATGCTTATAGGCGAAGCTCCTGGCGCAGAGGAAGAGCAAGAGGGCCGGCCCTTCGTAGGGGCTGCTGGGCGCAAGATTGACGCACTGCTGGCCGAGGCCGGGCTGCCGCGTGATAAAGTCTACGTCTCGAACATTGTTAAGTGCCGGCCTCCGAACAACAGAGACCCACTCAAAGACGAAGCGGCAGCTTGCTTCACTTATCTAGCGGAAGAGATTGCGCAAGTAAAGCCGAAAGTCATCGTTCTAATTGGCTTGCAAGCTGTCAAGGCGTTAACGTCCGAAACGGCCCTTGGAAAGGCACGCGGCAAACTGCTACAAGTCTCCTCGAAAGTGCGCGTAGGAGACGCGCTCGTTATCGCGACGTATCACCCTGCCTGGGCTATGCACAATCCTGCGATGCTTAAGACTATGGAAGATGGCATCATTGAGGACTTGCGTTACGCTCAGAACCTCGTGAACCCTAGCAAAGCGAAAGGCGCGCGTAAGACGCTCGCAGACGGCTACACAATAGACGAGCTCCGCGACGCGTTAATGTGGCTACGCAAGGCGCGCGAGCTATCATGCGACCTCGAATGGACTGCGCCGCCGAAAGTCAAGTTCGGTTGGCCTTGGAATGGCGCTGAGCTTCTATCGCTGTCTTTGACAGGCAAGATTGAAGGCGGTCTTAGAACTGTAGCGCTCGCCTGGCCGGCGCGTGAGAAAAGCGCTGAGAAAGTGCGGGCGATGCTGAGCGCGTTCCTGCGCAAGCGCCCCATCTTCAACCACAACATCATGGCAGACGCAATCTGGCTGCTGTCTAAGAATGTCGAGTTCTCTATCAATGGTGATACGATGCTGTTGTCGTACTTGCTTGACGAGAACCGCCGGGCTGGCCTTAAGGGTCTAGCGCCGCTAGTTGCGGGCGTAGCTGCGGGCTGGGAGACGAAGCCATGGCATCGCCGGCCCGAGTCGCACGCTGGCTGGCAGGAGCTACTCGATTACAACGCTGACGACACAGAGAACACTTACAAACTACGAGATGCGCAAGTGGCAGAGCTTGTTAAGCTCGCGCCAATGCGTGCTCGAAACATCGCGCGTGTCTATTCGCGTTTGCTCGTGCCTGCTGTCAAGCCGTTTGCTCACGCTGCGCTCTACGGCTTGCCTATCAATCGTAAGAAGCTCGAAGCGCTACGTAAGACGTACGAAGCGCGTAGGACGAACGCTATCAAGCACCTTGCGCGTTTAACGCAGCTTCGCGAGGACAAGGCCGAAGAGCTTGCGATGTCCCCCGCGAAAGTCAAAGACTTCGCTCGTGCAGCGTTCGGCCTCGAAATCGAGACGAGCCGCGAGGAAGAGCTAGGGCCGTACGCCGAGCAATACCCGGCACTTAAGCACATTAAGGAGATTAAGCATCTCTCCAAGTTCTTAAGCACTTACATTCGCCCCTGGGCGCGGATGCTAGACAGGCAGAACGATGGCCGCTTGCATAGTATCTATCTGCTAGGCGCCACACGAACAGGCCGGCTCAGCGCTGATGTTGAGGAGGGCGCGTCTGCGCTCTTGATGCCACGCGATTTCGAGATGCGCGACCTCGTAGACGCTGAGGCCGAAGATAGCGAGTATGAAATCCTGACGGCTGACTACAGCCAGCTAGAGCTTCGCATAGCAGCATGGCTCTTCCCTGAATACAACATGCGCAAGCTCTATCAGGCGGGCGCCGACTTGCATCGCACTTCGGCCGCTTACATGGTCGCTAAAGCGCATCGTCCTGACATCGATGCTGAGCGCTTTCGACGCAACCGCAAGAAGTGGGAAGCGCGTGTCACGAAAGAAGAGCGACAGGCTGCTAAGGGAGAGAACTTCGGCCTACTCTACGGGATGCAAGAGCTACACTTTGCCGCGTACGTCGAGCAGAATTACGGCGTAAAGCTGACACCTGCTCAAGCGCATACTACCTACGAAGAGCACTTCAAACTTTACGATGGCCTACGGCCGGCCCATGCTCGCATGATTGAAGAGGCTAACCGCAAGGGTTACACGCTTACGCCGTTCGGGCGCTATCGATACGAGATAGAAGCGACGAAGGTTATCAACACGCCTATCCAAAGCACAGGCTCAGACCTTGGCGTCTTCGCGTTCACACTTATTTACGAGGACTTGCAACGCGAGCTTGAAGCGGTCGACGCTCAGCTTATCGGCTTCGTCCATGACGCTGTTATCGTGCGCTCGAAAAAGGCGTTACGGGAGCAAGTCTCAGTCATCATCAAACAGAACATGGAGAACCCGCCACTACAGCGCGTAGGAATTGACGAGATTCCTGTCCCGTTAGTGGCGGAAGTTGCGCACGGTCCTACGTGGGCAAAAGCGTCATAACTTAAGCGCTTAAACACGTCAACAATTAGCGTCTGGAATTAGGCGGCTTGGAAGCGTAACCATTTGACATTTCTAAGTCATCGCTTTAGTGTAACTGAGCGCTTCTTATGACTCGTGAAAGTAACGCCCCGAACAGTCTCCAGGTTTCGCTCTCGGCAGTGCAGTCGTTCCGCACCTGCCAACAGCAATACTATTACCGTTACGTAGAACGCCTACGTAGACGGGATCGTATCACATACCTGGAGTTTGGCTCGATACTGCACACTTACCTGGAGCAGTATTACGGCGCGCTACTCGAAGGCGAGTCCGCTTTCAATGCGCACGAGTTCGCCAAGATGAAGACGACTGCGGAATACGATGCGAGCTTGCGCAAGACAGCACACGACCTGTTTGTTATCGGCAAGCAAGACGAGGCAAAAGAGTTCGCTACGATGCTGACTAAGGCCGGCCGTATCGCTAACCGCTATTTCTCGACGCGGGGCGAGACCGACGCTGAGCGTTACGACGTGCTCTACGTCGAGGCAGAAGTCCGCACAAAGCGACGCGGCATCGTCTCGCTAGGCAAAGTTGATATGATAACGCGCGACAACGATACAGGCGACGTAAACATATGGGAGCACAAGACAACACGTAACATCCCGTCGACCATGTATCGACTGCGAGACTTGCAAACTACACTCTACAACCACCAGCTAAAGCGTCTCGACTTTGAGCTTATCGCCGGCGAGTCAATCGACACAGTTATTTGGAACTATCTTCTTACCACAGAGCCGACAGTCCCCGAACAGCTTAAGAACGGCGAACTAACGAAGCGAGCGAACCTCGATTCAACGTGGGAAGTCTACGCGGCCGAGATTAAGCGTTTGAAACTCGACCCTAAAGACTACGCCGAACAGCGACAGCGCCTCGAAGGCCGAGAGGCCGCACACTACTTCGTGAGACATCACCAGCAAATACTCGCTGCCCCTGGGAAACTGCTAGGGGATTACTGGCGCAGTGCGTATGATATTCAAGCGATGCGCGACGCATGGGCCGCGTCTGAGCGAGCGCCCGTGCGCTCTCTGTCGCTTAGCTGCGACTATTGCGAGTTCGCAGACTTGTGCAACGCTGCGCTACTGGCCGGCACTGATAGGGATGCTCGCTCGCGGTTCGACGTTCGAGGAGGAAACAATGCTACAACCTAAATGTCCGAATTGCGGCGCTGAGCTAGACCTTATAACAGCGTTCGACTTCGAGGCCGAACAGATTAACTTTGAGGTCGACATTCACGACCACCACGACACGCCGCCTAAGCTAGCTATCAAATGCGATGATGATATCCGCATCGAGGTGCGCATCTCGTGCCAGCACTGCTGGTGGTGGACTCGTACAAATACGTTCGCTGACATCGACCGCAGCAACAAAGTGCCTGGAATCAATACCGTTAACTCGCGAATAAAGCCACTGCCTAAAGGGCGGTATTATGACGACGCAACCGAGCTTTGGATTGAACCTGGCAAGGAGTATTACGAATGGCGAAGTTTGTAAGCGTGAAGCTGGAAGAGCGTGTCTGCTCGGCGCGCGGTATCCCACACCGAGAGCACACATGGCACCTCGACGTGTCAACGACAGAGTATTACCAATGCCCCGGCATTGAGATAATGCCAGACCAAGAAATGGAGAAGCTTCGTGCCCGTAAAACTGTTTGACATCTCGAAGCCGCCTAAAGCGCCAATGACTGCTATTTATGGGCCGTCTGGCGCCGGCAAAACGACGTTGCTAGAAACGATTCCTGGCGGCTTCGTTTACATAGACACCTCGACGCTTGAAGAGGGCGGCTATGTTATCAGCGATTCGAGCGACAGAATCATCGCCGTACGCTGCGAGGACTGGGAGGACATTGAAGACATAGTTCAAGCGCTCAAGAAGCGCGACGAGTCGGCGCTGCCTGGCATTCGAGACCTCGACTCGAAAGGGCGCTTCAAGTTCAAGAGCTTCGCGCTCGATAGCGTGTCAGGTATGCACACACTTGCTACACGCAAAATCATCAACGAGCGTGACCGGTCCCTGGGCGAGCGCCCCCACGCAATTACGCTCCAAGAGCGCGGTTGGATCTCGCAGCTTGAGGCAGAGATGATATTCCGCCTACGTGCGCTGTCGGATTACTGGCAATACTTCATTGCGCAAGAGCGTATGCACGGCGGCTCGGAAGACGACCCGTCCCCCAAACAGTTAGGCCCCGACCTGCCTGGAGGTGCATTACGCGCTTTCAAACAGTCGGCATTTATCGTCGGAAGACTGGGCGTTGTTACACTGCCTAGTGGAAAGGAGCAGCGACAGCTAAGAGTAGGACCGCCAGACGGAGACTTCATTGTTAAAGCTCGCTCGAAACGCGGGCGCAGACTGCCGAACGTAATTCGGGACCCAGATTTGGCAGCTATCTACCGCTACTTGATGGCGGACGGTCCCAAACCCAAAGCGGCGCGTGACGACGCGTTCTAAGGAGACACATGGCTAAAATCACTATTAACACCAAGAAGGTTCAGCCGGCCCACAGCGGCGCGCGGCGTGATTACATCAAGCCGGGCTTCTACCAGTTCAAGGTCGTTGACTACAGCGACAAGTCGAGCGCCGGCGGCAAGGTGATGCACGCGTTTACGTCCGAAGTCATCTCAAAGGGCGACCAGGCCGGCAAGAAGATTACCGACCGCTTTGCGATGCCGCGTAACAGCAAAGAGTCCCAGTTCCCGGTCGAGCGTCTGCTGGCGTTCCTCATCGCGTGCGGCGCGAAGACCGGCGGCACAATCAACGCCGAGGGCTCAAAGCTAGTTGGCCGCACCTTCTACGCTGAGGTGTTCGACCAGCAAGAAGAGGCTCGCCAGGGCGCCGATGGCAAGAACTACCCGGCGCGCGTCGTCTCGACTCTCGCGTACCCCGACCCGAAGGAGGAGGACGAGGAAGAGGAGGACGAGGAGGACGACGAAGAAGACGAAGACGAAGAGGATGAAGAAGACGAGGACGAAGAAGAGGAAGAGCCGGCCCCAAAAGCGCGACGCTCTTCCGCTCGCTCTTCGCGCAAGGCTACCGCCTCGTCAAACCGCCCTGGCAAGTCCGAGTCTTCGGCCAGCCGCTCTAGCAAGAGCAAGGCACCTGCGAAGTCGTCTCGCAAGTCACGCGACGAGGAAGAGGACTTCCCGTTCGATGACTAGCGTTAGCTAGCCCGCCTATCGAGTGCCGGACCTCTCCGTCGTCCGGCACTCTATTAGGAGGGTTAACATGGCAGGCGAAGCTCTTGTCCAAAAGAAAGTCCTCGGGGCGCTGAAGGAACGAGGCGCTTATGCTGTCAAAGTTCACGGCAGCAATTACCAGCCCAAAACAATCGACATCATCGCGTGCTATCGCGGCCTGTTTATCGGCATCGAAACGAAAGCGCGTCCTGGGCTCAGGCCAACAACGAGGCAGCGCATGACTCTTGAAGAGATAAGTAAGGCCGGCGGCGAAGCGCATCTAGTGACAGACGCGAGCCAGATAACCGACTTACTAGATGGGTTGGATTCACTCTTCGATGACGACTAACTGGGCACCTCGAATAGTCCGCTTCTTAATCTCGCCTCCTTGGTTAGAAGAGTGGGCCTTGAAGATAAACACTGCTAGGAGCAACAAAGTGGCTAAGCCGTATCGACAAGCACCGCTGATAGGCGCGGACGAGAACACAGGTCTTCCCGTTCTACGAGACAGACAGCAACGCATCGCGGATATGCTGAGCCGTCTGTGTGCTGACTTTGACGACGAGTTTATCCTGCACGTCGCTACAGAAGTCGGCCTTGACGAGTGTATCTCTTACAGCGGCAAGGACAACGCGCTCGACTTCGATATGACTCCGCTTCAAATGGTCGCTCTTACGTCTGCACTCGCAGCGTGCAAAGAGTACCGGGATGCACGCAAGACAACGAAGAGCAAGAGGACCCGCCGGTAATGCCCGAGAATAAGATGCTTGCTGCTGCCCTTTACTACGCCACAAAGCTTAACTGGCCTGTCGTACCTCTTCACGAGATAGACGAGGACGGAAACTGCACATGCGGCACGCGCTGTGGCAGTCGTGCTAAGCACCCCCGCACAGAACGCGGCCACCTCGACGCAACGACAGACAAAGCGACTATCCGAGACTGGTGGCGCACATGGCCTAACGCTAACGTCGGCATACGCGTAGGCCCAGAGGCCGGCCTTATCGTAGTGGACGTCGACCCCCGCAACGGCGGCGATGCCACTTACAGAGAGCTAGTCGAAGAAAAGGGCAGCAAGTGGACGCAAACGCTCAAAGCCAAAACGGGCGGTGGCGGCCAGCATCTTTATTACAAGTGGACTGACACGCCGATAGCGAAGCATCCCCGAGGAATTGATATCAAAGTAAACGGCTTCGTTGTCGCTGCGCCGTCAATGCACGAGTCGGGCCGGGCGTACAAATGGGCGGAGCCTCCGCGCGAAGACTCGGTTATCCGGCCCCTGCCTAAATGGGCGCGCAGTGTAAAGGCCGGCGAGAGTCGCAGAGAAAAGCGCAACTTCGAGGATTTTATTCCCCTGGGCGACCGCAACAACGCTGCTACGAGCTATGCGGGCGCTTTGCGTCGTGCTGGCGCTAACGAGGCTGAGATAGTCGCTGCGCTCGTTATCTTCTGCCGTACGAAGATGCAAGAGCCGCTAAACGAACGCGAGATTCGCTCTATCGCCCGCTCAGTGTGTCGCTACGAGCCTGCTGCCGCTGACTCTCTCAAAGAGTGGACCGAAGCTGAGATGGCGGACCAGTTCGTCAGTATGCACGGCCGAGACTTCAAGTATATCGACAAAACGGGCTGGTTCGTCTGGGACAACGGCCGGTGGCGTGCTAACGCTGACTCAGAAGCGCTCCTACGCGCTCGCGATGTCTCGACGCATCTATTCGATGTTGCACGAGCTACAAGCGCAGAGGACGTAAAGAAAAAGCTCTATTCGCGCGCCATGGCTGCTAGCACTGCACGCGTTATGCGTGAAATCCTCAACCTCGCCCGCACAGACAGGGCCATTGCGCTCAAGAGTGTTGAGAGCTTCGACGCCGACCCCTGGCTATTCAACGTGCAGAACGGTACGATTGACTTGCGTACGGGCGAGCTTCGACGCCACAACCGTAACGACTTGATAACGAAGATGGCGCCTGTTAGCTACGATGCTGACGCAACAGCGCCTCGCTTCGAGAGCTTCATTCACGAGACATTCCGCGACGCTGAGACAGAAGCGTATATCCAACGTTTCTTTGGCTACTGTTTAACAGGCGACGTCCGCGAGCAAGTGTTTAGTATCTTCTGGGGCGGTGGCGGTAACGGTAAGTCGAAGCTTATCGAAGCGATACGTGACACGATGGGCAACGACTTCATTACGACGATTCCTACGAGTGCGATTCTTGATACGCGCTTTGATGATAAGTTCGCGCTTGCAACGCTCAAGGGACGTCGCTTAGCACTAGCCAGCGAGTCAACAGCACGCAAGACACTAGACGAAGAGGTAATCAAGCGCATCACAGGCGGCGACACGATACGGGCCGAAGAGAAATACAAGGCTTCGTTTGAGTTCTCACCTACGCATAAAGTAGTGCTTATCACTAACCACAAGCCGCGCATCTCAGCGAGCGAGTCAATAGCGCGTCGTCTACAGCTTGTGCCGTTCGACTTCAAGCCTGAGCAAGACGACAAACAACTAGGTGACAAACTCAAGGCCGAGGCTGCTGGGATCCTAACGTGGATGGTCGAGGGCTGTTTACAGTGGCAGGAACAGGGGCTTAACCCGCCGGCCAAAGTGCGCTCAGCGACAGAGGCATATCGAGAGGCCGAAGACTACATAGGCCAATTCGTGCATGAAACGTACACGCTTAAGACGAGCAAAAGCTTGCCTATTACGAGCGTTTACAACGCTTATCAACTATGGGCCGTCACAAATGGCGTGCGATACCTCGGCAAAATACGCTTTAATAACGAGCTTGCCGAGCGTTTTCCGCAGTTGGAAAAGTATCGCTCTAACGGCGGGTGGCGTTGGCGGGGTATCAAAAAGCGCTCGCCTAGTGCGAAATAAGTGTTTTTTAGTGCTTTTCAGTGTTCTTATATAGGGTATCCTTACTTTCTATATAAGAAGACTTCCCAAACCAAAGGGTACCATCATCAGATGACACTAATAACACTATACCAGATACGAAACCAAACCCCGGGAGTGTCTTCTTAGCGAGTCTGCCCAGTGCGATTCGAGCCCTGGGAAGTGCTTTCCTAGGATTTCTTTGAAAAATAGTGCTCCGGAGGGGTTGTGCCTCTCCGGGGCATTGCTATAATTAGGACATCAAGCGAGGAGGAAAGTAATGATTAACTCACGAGTTCGCCTAAGCATTGACACGAAGACCGAGGAAGTGCATAGCGGCTGGGACGAGCCAGCCGGCAAGATTGTAGCCTTTGTGGGGCAGATGCTCGTTGCTAAGACCCCTGGGCATGGCTACTGGAAGCGCATCGGCGGGCAAGGCTATGCGCCTCTCTGCCATAGTGTTTGGGAAATCGAGCCAGAAACTGTGCGGGCCCATCCGCGCTATCCCGACTGGTTTACTGTCTACGGGACGCTGAAAGTGCGATTCGACAAAGACGACGCCGAGACGTTCCGCAAGGCACAACGCTTGCCTAAGTTACTAGCGAAGGCGCAGGAATCAGACGCCGAGCCCGTACTGTGATTTACGGATACTGCCTAGTCTGTAAGAAAGTCGAGCCTGTGACAGAGGCTCGCTTTCCTTACGCTCGACGCAAGCAATGTAGCGAACCGCAGGAGGAGAGACGGTGCACCACAACGAGCGAATCAAGCAATACGGCCGATGCAATTGCGCCTGTCATAAGGGCTATCCGGCCTGTATCTGTCAGCTAACGCAACGACAGCGCGACTTGATAAACCCAAAGCGACAGCGTAAGATGCGTCAGCCGTCGCTTGAGTCACGCGTAAAGCCGTTTGCAAACTCTGCCGGCCGACAGCTAAGCGCAAGACTGAGCCGCATCGTACTGCCAAGAGACGTGCCGGAACCACGAGAGGAGTAACATGGACTTCACACTGCCCCTAGCCATCTTCACGTTCTTGTGCCTGGCCGCTCTCCTCCTCATTGTGAGTGAGGGCCGGCCACGACCTCTGCGCCCCCGCAAGCGGCCTTACACACTTATCAGCCCACGAGCGAAGCGCCGTGGCTGATAACGTGCTTGTTAGCTGCCTACTCAAGCGCTGGCCGCAGTTAGAGCCGCTTCTGTTTGCTGTCGAGCCGCACTCTGTCTGCTGGCGTTACGGCCCGCAAGTAATCTATAAAGCAGAAGTTCGGCCTACAGGCCGAGTCGTTATAGCGTTCACTTCACAGGAGCCTTGGATTGATAAGCTTCTGTATCGACAGACAGACGTTATGAGCCTAGTGGGCTGGATGACGATGCTGCTACAAGACGAGGTGTGGAATGCAAGAGCCGCTTAGATGCTACTACTGCGAAGGTATAGTTCGTTGCGAGAACTGCCGCCTTGCGCAGTTCCCTGCCTACTCGCCTATCGTGCTCTTGTTTCTAGGCATGGTGTCGGGTATTACCGTAGAGCTACTGATATTAGTGCTCTACCTGAGGGTCTTCTAATGCACAGAGACAGAGTGCTTGATGCTCTATGGTCTCAGCTTATCTGGGAGCATGACTGCGATTACGTTGCGTGTGTTCTTCGGCCTAACAGGCCAGGTACTATCGAGTATGAGATACGGCGTTATCCTCGTGTGCTCACACTGCCTGTAGCTGAGGAGTTTCTTGATGCGTTCGACGCAACGATTAACCTGCCTTTTATCTACAGCGTGATAATAGGCGAGCTTATAGCCAAGCAATTCATACGGGGGTAGGTATGCCTAGTAAATGCGCTTTGCTTTATGTGTTCAACCAAGGTTGGTGCATAGCTATTCGCCATACGCTGCCTTCCTGGCCAGAATACTCCGATGTATTTGGTGTTATTAACTGGGTTCGTACTGACTTCACATATAGAGACCTTCCGTTGTACGTTTTTTGAGAGGGGGGTAGCAGCGTATGCCCTGGGCCAGACATAGACCTACTGGCAGTCTCCAGTATACGAGTACAAGAGCGTGGCGTAAGCTGCGCTCTCTTGTGTTGGCAGAAGAACCAATTTGTCGAGTGTGTAAGTCTGCGCCTTCTACTGAGGCTGACCATGTGCTCAGTGTTCACCTTTATCCTTTCTTAGTCTTCGAGCGAACTAACTTGCAAGGTTTGTGTTCGGCTTGTCATCGAGCGAAAACGCTGCTAAACTCGCTTGAAAGTCGCGAAAAACAACGAAACGCGAGAAAACGACCAATTGAGCGTCATCCGGGCGAAATACCAGACCCAGAGGGCGGGTCCGAAAGTTAACGCGGTTTGGCTCGAAACT